TCTTGAATAATATCGCCTTTTATAAAGACATTAATTAAATCGTATAATTTATCGCCTATACGTCCCCTCACATAAGTAACACTATCGTTGGAAAAAGCCATTGCATCAGGGGTTAACACTTGTAAGTTGCTAAGCTTCATTAAAGAAGATCTGAATTGCCTAAATTCTTCGTCCTTCATGAGTTCATCTTCAGTCGTCTGACCCAGCTGCATATATTCTTCGAGAGAAACGTTTACATATATAGCAACTGAATTTAATCGTTTCCCTTCTTCAAGAACCCTTAGAGCACCATACGCTCTCTGGAAATTTCTTACGTCCCAATCATTCATATTTCTTAGCGCATTGATAATTACAGCACTTTGATAATCCAACTTTTGAGAAGAAAGCAAAATCTCACCCGCAAAGTATCCCAAAATCTCACAACAAATCTCGGATACAGAATTCAATGCTTCATCTAAAATTCCGAAGAACCTTTCTTTAGATTTATCATTACTCAAAAATTCCTTCAATCGTTTGCGGTCATCGGAACTGTATCCACCATTTGAATCTAGCTTTCTTGCTAATCCCTTAAGAAATCTTTCCATCTTCTTTTTCTTATGAAAGTTCCAGATGTGTTCAGCTATTGCAGCTGCCCGAAAAAGAGGGGTTACTTCTGCAATTACTTCAGTTACCTCTGTGGAACCAGTTAGAAAATTCTTTAAATCTCCCATAATTTGCGAAAGAGACTGTACAGAGGTTTCCGTTTTATTACTCATAATTTCTCCTACCCTTCTTAATTCATTCTTGTATCGAATCTTTCCCCAATTATATCACCACTTTATTACATAAAATACAAAAGCCTCATCCACCATGGTGGATGAGGCTCTACTTCAAAATAGATTTTTATCTTACTTAACTTGAACAAATGGAGTAGCATCACTACTTACTTGAGGAAGTTTACCGTCCCACTTCTCAATTTTCTTCAGCTCCACAATCTCCGGCGTAAGAGATTCTTTCAAAATGCGGTTCGCTTCCGCTTTACCCTTAGCTTCCTCAATATCACGCTCGGCCGCAACAATAGCTTGTTTCTTTTCAATTTCCAGCTTTTCTAACTGTTGTTGTGCATCCACTACGCCTTGAATGGCTTTCGCTGTATTTACATCCGGCTTAGGAGCTTCAAGCGTTACTGAATCAACCATAAATCCTGTATCACCTACGATGTTACGAAACTCTTTTTCAATCGCTGCGTTAATTTCGCCTTGATGCTGGAACACTTCTAGAACAGAATAGCCAGAGAATACATTCAATGCCGCTTTCTTCAAACGAGTTTGTAACCATCCGTTTTCAATTACTTCTGGATCCTGTCCTTTAAATTTGTTATAAATGCTCGGCAGCTTCTCAGCATCGTTTGAATAATCGTATGAGAGACTGATAGCTAAAGGCTTTCCATCCTTCGTCTGCACGCTAAATTCTTTTACATGTACCGTTTCTGTAGACACCGGATATGCGGTTACACGCTTGAATGGGGAAACTAAGTGCCAACCTTGTCCAAGAGTTTCTTTTTCAATACCAGTACTTCTGCTGTAAACTACCCCTACATGACCTTGATCAATAACTTCCACACTCATTGCCGTTAAAATCCCGCCAACTAAAAGACCTACACCTAATACTGTTGCTCCTACGATTCTTCTCATTATTTTTCTTCCTCCTTGAAAATATTTTTTATTTTGTTAATACCTTTGCTAACTGCCGTGAATGCCCCAAACTTCCCTAAGGTAATCCAAAAGATCGCTAGTACAACCAGTAACATGATGATGCCTACAAATAGCGAATACATATGACTCTCCTTTTTTCTCTAAAATGGATTTTCTATTTAAATCTGTTTCAAAGCTCGTTTGTAATCCTGAGCAATGATAGCCTGCGTTCTTCCGAATTCCTTTTTGTTTTTGAGGTATCTGTCACTCACGATATTCAACTTAGCTATCATGTCTTTAACAAACTTTTTAGTGACTGAAAACTTCTCACTCGCTTTGTTTATAGCGTTCATTTTTGTCATGTCGTACACTGTCATACCATTCATCGCAAATAATACAGCTTTGAATTCATCTTTACTGATACTTAACTTGTTATCCTTCAGATACTTTGTAAGTTGCACGAAATTAGCTTCCCTAACCTGTTCGTTAATGCTCACTCTTCCTCAACCCCTCCCTTCAGATAATCCCGAGTGCTGTTGCTATGTCATAAATGGCTTGCTTCTTCTTGATGTAATAATACTCATGGCTCATTCCTAACTCATGTTGAGCTGTAATGTCCTTGATTTTTCCGTTCTGTAAGTATTTCATCTCGATGATTCGCCGCTGATCTTCATCTAACCCATCTTGTAATGCTCGCTCAACTTGCCTTGCTCTAATTTCACATTCCTCATTCTCACGAAGGATTGGAAACAGATCCTCAGTCCCTGTCTCCAATCGCTCCATTTTGTTTGTTAATCGCACCCGAAGGACTCTCAGATGTTGTAGTTCTCGAATGACCCTCCGGCGTAACTCTCGTTCATCTACCTGGTCAAACAAAGACAGTTGCTTCATTAGTGCTTAAGCTTCCCTTGGTGCCGACGGAGCGTTTGCATATTCACACCCATAAGGTCATTCAACTCCCGATGACTCATGTTCCCTACACGCTTTTTCCGTCTCTCGGCACGCTTTTCTTGTTTTTCAGTACGCTTCCGCCCTAACTCCTGCTGAAAATCACGTTTCCACTTGCGCAGCTTTTCTTTTTCGTCGAACCAACTCGGCATGCTGCATTCCTCCCACTCTCTTATTGCGTATCTTAGGTATCACATCTCCACCTAAGTGTTTACATGCTGTCCCAGCTCTGGTAGAACACCTTTTGAAGAGAGGACAGCGTGACAGGCACGCCATCAACTCGTCCTCTTTTCTCATCCAATCCGGGCGACCATCAACAATCATTACCCGATTATGACTCATGGCTTAGTGCTTAATGCTTTCTGTTTCTTCATTTGGCACATCTTCTAAAGACATTTGGTTATCCGGAACAGTTACATTCCCTTTCCCATCAACCGTATATTTAATGCCGTCATGATCTTCTTCCTCATACTCGTAGAACTCTTCGAGGCTCATTTGAGACGGCTGGATAACCATCTTTACATTACGCCCAGCGAATTTATACAGCTCCTGCGCCTTTTCCTCTGAATCTCCTTTAATAGCAAACTTTAAAGTTGTCTTTTTAGAATCACGTTGGATGTTCATGAACTCAGCGGTAGTTTCACCAGCCTTGCAACCTTCAATATTGAAAACGATGATGCTGCCAGCAAGAGAGTATAAATCATTTGTAGCAGTTTCTCCGTCATTCCCTTTGACTTCAAATTTAAGGACCTCTTTTTTATCGTCCTTTTGCTGCATTTTGAAAAAGATATTTAATTCAGTTGTCATATTACATCGCTCCTTTAGTTGTTGCCTTTTTGGATTTTTTAGCTTTTGGCTTAGGATTTAAGATAGCCTCGATAACTTCTACCTGATATTTAGGTGCTGATAAAGAGGCGCCTTCCCCTGCTAAAAATAGATTCATAGCGATCCTTGCGATTACATAAGCATCTCGAACGTTATCACTGGAATGTTCAAAGTCCCAATGTTTATAGATAGGCAAAACCATATCTTCTTTTTTCGCATTCCCTTTCCCAGTTGCAAACTTCTTCACCTGACTTGGAGAAGCTTCGTAATAAGGGAGGACCCTCCGTGCCAATGCCATCCGGAGGCCCCATCCAATACCACCTAATTGAATGGCTTGCTGTGAGGCAAAACCGAATCCTTCAATACAAATCACATCGTCCCTTTGTATATGGTCGATAACTTCATCAATTAATGTAATCATTCGCTTAGGATCCACAGAGCCTACACCCGTTAACTCCTTAGCTCTAAGTACAGCACCATGCTCGTCCAATGCGACAAATCCCGTTTTGGTCGATGGGTCAATTCCTATGAATCTCACTATTCTTCCCTCCGATTTCTACTCGCCTCTTCACTGAATCCGTCAGGATAGCGTTTCATGAGCTTATCAATGTTCTTCTCAGCGATTTCACTTAGAGTTACACCTGCTAATCTTGCTAATTGTGAAAGGTACCAAAGTACATCTCCTAATTCTTTCGTAACATCAACCTTATCTATACTGTGACCATGAAAAACAGCTTTTTTCACTAAGTCAGCTACTTCCCCAGCTTCCCCAGCAATACCGAGAGCATAATTCACAAGCTCTCCTTCATGCTTATTTGCTGTACGACTTGCTAGTTCTTGATATTCATTGAGTCGCATTTCTTTCTCTCCCCTCGTTCTCAGCCTTCATCAGAACCCGTAAAAGCACACTCTAGGCACCAATATTCACCCAAGGACTCCCCTGTAACATAGTCATTCTTTTCTGTATCAATCGGATTGCTGCAGTAAATGCAATCCACAATAGAATCTGAATCTTTCTTGCCAACAAACAGAGCTATCAGTGCCCCGAGAAAACCAATCAACAGGATTTTTAATGCGTTCATCCTTATTTCCCCGCTTTCTTTAATTCTTCCGTAAGCCCCAGAAAAGCTGCTCCATCTTTCTCATCTAGCGCCTGATCAATTTTCAGAAGCAGCCGCAGCCTATTGCATTCCTGAAACAGCTCCTCCCATGCCTTATCTTCATAGGGAACTAATTTTTCTTCCGAAATCCATGCAACAGTTATGCCTAACCGTTTCTTTTCATCAGCTGTGACTGCGTATACGTCCCCTGATGGCTCATGTCGAACTGCCATAACCATCAAGTAAGACCGCCCCATTTCCTTCGCTTTCTTCCACTCAGAACAGGTCTCATCAAGCGATACGACTTTTGTGCCAATTTTGATACCTTCGAATTCAGTTCCCATATTCACATCATCACCCATCCCCATAAACCGCCTTTGCGTGGCTGAATTTTTCCTTCTTCCGCTTGATCTATGATGATAATTGCAATTTCTTTTTGTGGTCTTTTAAATGCTTCAGCGATGTCAGGAAGAGAAAGACCCTCTTCCCACATCTCACGAAACTTAATGATTTCATCCTCATCCCATAAGAAATTTAGATTTTCTAGCGCAATGTAAGTAACTCTCCGTTCCACTGCTACACGTGATTTATAAACTTTGCTTGCCATAACCTACCCTGCAGTCCTTTGTTTTTCTAAGTACTCATCGAATCGGTAAATAGCTTGCACCAACACTTGCGGATCTGCATCACAAAAGAGAGTAGCGAAACGAGTAGGTCTCATTACCTCCCCTGTTTCCTCATGATGTTGAACCAACTTTTCGAAAATGGATTGTTCCGTCATACCGGCAGTTCCTCCTGTCTAGAAAGATCCAGAAACTTGCCATACTCTTTCAGGAAAGCAAGCTCTACGTTTCCGACTGGACCGTTCCTTTGCTTTGCAATGATGGCTTCTGCTATATTTTGCTTTTCGCTTTTTTTGTTGTAGTACTCATCCCGATACAAGAAGATTACAAGGTCTGCATCTTGCTCGATGCTACCGGAATCCCTAAGATCACTCATCATAGGCCGTTTATCCTGACGTTGCTCTACACTTCTAGAAAGCTGAGACAGCAAGATAACGGGTATCTTGAGAGTACGGGCCATAACCTTCAACTCTCGAGTAATCGCCCCTATCTTTAAATCATTTCTCTCAAACTTTCCTGGCATTGTAATTAACTGCAGGTAGTCAATGACCACAACGTGCTTCTTGTCAGGATGCTGCCGCATGCACTTTCGGATATTGGCACGAATGTCTGCGAGTGTTTGGCGGGAATCATCAAAAATTTCGTAAGGAAGCTGGTCTAATCTCGCGACCGCCATCGATGCTTTTTCCATGTCGGTTAAAGAAAAATATCGATTCGGGTCTTTCCATTTACTGCCGTCAATGTTTCCCTCACTGCTAATCATTCGCTTACCCAGCTCCTCTTCGCCCATTTCAAGAGAAAAGATACTAGCCGAGGCACCGTTATTACAGGCGTTCATTGCCAAATTGAGCGCAAAAGCTGACTTCCCCATAGCCGGTCGCCCAGCCACGATAATGAGCTTTTCTTCTTGCAATCCACCTGTCATCATGTTCAGGTCAGCAAACCCTGTATCAATCCCTACTAAGCCAGTAGGAAGCGGGTTATTCAGGTCATCCATAATCTTGATGAGGACATCTCGCTTTGACCTCGTTTTCACTACGCCTGTTTCCTGCAACTCACCCAATTTGTTGTATGTCTTTGTGATTTTCTCTTCATCTGTCTGTTCCAATAACTCACTAGCCAGCTTTCGAGCTTCCCGAATCCGATACTGTTCAAATACGATGCGCTGATAATGTTGTAGATTGGCAACGTTTGAGACTGTATCTACTAAACTGATTAAGTACTCCACACCGCCAATAGAAGAAACATTTTCACCTAGGCGCTCTACAATTGTCACAAGGTCAGTAACATCCCCAGCCTCTTGGATATCCTTCATCGCTTTGAAAATGGCCCGATTACGCGGATTTTGTAGCTGGTATGGGTACAGCGTTACATCTTGTATCAGTTCTCCTTCAACAAGCAGGCAGCCAAGTAGGGATTGTTCAGCACTCACATCAACGAGTATTTCCGAGTTCTCGTTCACGTTTTGCCTCCTCCTCCCACTGCTTGAATTTGTCTGCCATATCGTTTGTTTGCTCAATAGGAGCAATCACTTCTGCAATAGATGGGGCAAATTTATGGTTCCGAATATATTCCTTTACCTTAGCCAAGCTTTTAGGATAAGAACTGTCCTTCAACATATCCGTCCAAACGGTAAGGCGGTCTTCCGTGATTTCAAAATTAGGATACGCAGCTGCAATGTACTGAAGGATTCGAATAGTTTCCTCAGCCTTCATCCTCATCACCATCCTTTAAAGCAATCCCACGCTTCGCTGCTAATTCTTTTAATGTGTCAGTGTTACTTTTTTTAGTACCGCCACCATTTCCGATGACCCCTTTTCTTTGTTTCTGGCGCTTAAATTCGTTTTCTCTAGCAATCACATCTTCTACAGTTTGTATATTTTCTGCGAACCATGCTTTCAAAATCCCATCTGCATATGCCCACTTTTTCCCCTGCTCTAAAGCCCGTTTCATGGATTCAATTACTAATACATCGCCCATATCCCTAATCCAATGTTCAATTTGTTCTGCCATATAGGGACTAAGTACTCCAAAGTTTTCTTGATAAAACGCGAATGCGTTCTGACTACTACTTACTACTCCTATATCTTTATCTTCCTCTTCCTCTTCCTCTATAGCGTGACCGTCACGCAATGTCACGTGACCATCTTGAAGGAGTTTCTGTGACTCTAATTTTTGACGCTCTCTTTGTTTTTGTTTTCTTAAGCGATCTTGTTCTTTTTTATGCTCATACTTATCAAGACTTTGATGCTTCTCCCAATTAGTGATAGCGATGAAGTGATCATCATCGATTTCAATCATCTGAAAATCACGTAATACTTTAAGAGCTAAACGAACTGTAGTGATTGGACGACCAAACACGGTTGCTAACATCTCGTCACTATATGGGATAGTTTCACTTAGAAAAATGTATCCTTTGGCATTCTTTTTACCAGCTAACGTCAGCAACTTAACCCAAATAATTAGGATTGTGTCTGCTTCCGGCATGCTTTCGATAAGTTTGATTTTCTCGTCATCAAACATTCCTAAGGAGAGCTTTATCCATTTGATTTCTGCCAATGTTGTAACCTCCTTGCATACATCTCTTTGTCTTTGCATAACTTGTACTATCTGATATTTTGCAAGTGCTCCCTCTCTGCTCAGAGTGAGCCTTTTTATTTCCGTTCGCATACTGCGATATAGCCTTCTCCGCCCTTCTTCAATTTCATGACCTGATAATCTGGGTAAGCTCGTCTCATGTAATCGAGAATAAGCTCCTTAAAATGGTCATTATCCCGCGCTTTCTCCCTCCAAGTCGGAGAGAGAAGCACATTGTGGATAGGACGATTTGTAATCATTCAAATTCCTCTTCAAAATCCATATCAAGAGCTTTTTGCTCAGCTGCAGGCTCCTCTTGCTTTGCTTTTTCACGAGCTGCATGCTCAAGGTCTACGAATTTAGAAAGAGCGACTAAATCCTGCAAGTTCAGTTCCTTTGCTTTTTTAGTGAATTTGTTAGAGATGATTGTTTTCAGGTCATCCTCTGTCAGGTTGTAGTCTTTCATCTTGGACCGAATGGCAGACCACTTATTTTTGAGTTCCTCCTGCGGATCCACAATCTCACCTTCGCCAATTTCCACAAGATGAGGTGTAACATCTTTTCTCTGACCTGGCTGATAAGATTCAACTTGTTCAACAGCACTGGAACCGATTTGTTCATCCTCATTGATTTCAATGCCGTACTGCATTTTTGCCGCACGCTTCGTTACGTGCTTTTTAAACATATCGTTATACCAGTTGTTCCACATTGCCTTGTTGTTGCCGTTTTTCATGTGATCAACTTCGTTTGTCTCCATGAAAACCACTACATCTTTAAATCCTTCGCGCAGTGCTACAGCATAACAGCCGACTACTTTACCACGTGGGAATTTAATCTTGTGTGACTTGATGACCCACTCACCTTCATTGGTTCGTTCCGCTTCAAAATCATCATTCTCATGAACCGTTTGAACATCTACCCCTTTGTATCCATCCTTTTGACGAGCAAGGTACAGGATGCCCTCAACAGACACCTGAATGCTCATTTTATTTCCGTAAACGATGCAGTAAATGTGATTCAAGAAAGGATTCAGACCCGAGTTAACACAAGTTTGAACGAATAGAGCAAACTGCTCGTTAGATGTACCAACTGCGATTGTTCCGCGAAGTGTATCTAGCTCCGCTTGTGTAAAACTGCCCACCACTGCCTGTGTATTAGAAACTGCAATATTAGCCATTTGTTACTTCCTCCCATACTTTCATTTGTAGGCCATCCTCCATTTGGAAACTCTCGATATGGAGGTAATAAATTTTTCCTGTGAAGGCGACTAACACAATCTCTTCACCATTTACCTCTTTTACCAAGAACGTGTTATCAAACGTCTCACCATCTACATCCATGCCAGTTATATGAACTGCTTTAGCTCGAAGACTCCGGTTAAATACAGGTTCATTTACGATGATTTCCATTACTCTTCATCCCCCTCTTCTTCCTCATCCCCGTATACAAACTCTAGAACCTCACCTGCTTTACCAGCTGTATACGCTTGTTCCATGAGCTCAGGAACGCTATAGCAATCTGAAAAATTTCTTCCTAGATTGTTATCTTCCGGAGAATCGCTGTGATAGACATCGAACATTTTCTTACCATCCAACGCGATGGAAATCCGCCCATACTCCCCATATTCGCTATTCACTGTTTTTGTAATAACTTTCCGTACTTTTCTGACATCGCCAACACTCACACTAAAATTCCCATCAGCTACCCTTGCTACAATTACCTGACCAGCAGGCTTTTCGAAATACAAGATGCTTTCGGCGTTATCAATGAAGCAAGGGATAATCAGTTCAGCTTGTTTGAAAAGAGCTGCTACAACTTCTAATCCGGCACGGATCTTCTCAGCTGTAGAAAGACGAGAGTATGATTTATCATTTTGCGTAATCTCGAATGTCGCTCTCTCTTCCCCGTTCTTGAGCGTTTCGTATAGCTTCACATCAATAGTGGAGAAAAGACTTTTCACCTTCTGAACCATCAATTCAGAACGTTTGGCACGGAATGCTTTGACTGCATCTAAGAAACCAATAGATTCATTTCGTTCTTTACGAATGGTTTCGGCTGATTTTTCAGCATCTTGAATTTCTAACTGCATTGCTTCCAGTTGCTTTACTTGTCGCCAGGATGCATTCAGTTCAGCGATACGCTCATCAATTTCACGGGCGCGGGAAAAATCAACTTCCTTCGGTTTCATTTCTTCAAGCTGAGCTTTTAACTCATTGAATTTTCCAAGAGCACCCTTACCCATTTCCTTAGCCTGATTAAAACGGTTTACACGGTCTTTGTGAACGTTCTGTTTTGCTTCCTCAGGTAGAGACTGCCCACACGTTCGGCACGTTTCCTGCGGCTTTTCTGCCTTCACAGCAGCCATGATTTGCTTATGGCTTTTGATTTCCTGTTCTAACCCTTGTAAGGTGTACTGCAAGCTCGTATAACGCTTTTGTTCCTCTTGAGAATCCCGTATCGCTTCATCAAAGCTTGTACGTTCCGTTTGTAAAGCAACAACCTCTGCTTCAATTTCTTCCACGTTCAATGCACCAATGGCAGCTTTCTGGGTTTCATATTGTTCTTTCATAGTTAAAACACGTTCATTTGCACGTTCGATTGCTTTGTCATGCTTGTTTTTACGTTCCTTATGGATTTTTTCAATATCCTCAAGGGAGCGTTTTTTTAGTTCAGACTCTAACAGCTGCACTTCAATCTCAAACATTCCAGCAAGCACTTCTTTATTTAGTGGCTCTGGCACATAAGAGAGAAGCTGCTCACGCTGATCTTGCCAATGCTGTGAGCTGAAATAATTCGGATTGAACAGCGATAGAAACAAATTTTTGTTAAACAACTCTGCGACAAATGCTTCAAATTCTTTCGCTTTTTTCGGTACTTCATTGATAAAGTATTTAGCTGTTTTCTTTTGTTCACGGCCAAGGAGAATGTCTTTTCCATCTACTGAGATAAGAAGCTCGACTTTCGTTGTTGCATCCTCATTGCCAATAGGTTTTGGTTCCAATTTCACACCGAATGTATCTGTACTAAAAAGCAACCAAGTAACCGACTCCCCGACACTGGATTTTCCAGCACCGTTCTTTCCTGTAATACTTGTTGTTTCACCGAAAGCAATTTCTAACGAATCGTGATTTTTGAAGCTCTGCAGGTGCAGAGACTTGAATTGAATGTTCATATGTCCACTCACCCTTTCGCCTTATTAATGAGCTCCTCGATACCGAGCTCTTTTACCAACTTGCCGCCGATAGCTTCCTTGACGTTTTGGTTCAGGTAGTCCTTCACCTTTTTGTCAACTTCACGCACAATCTGCTCGGAAATT